ACTAAAGAAGGATTAAAACTTAGCTTTTTAGAACCTGATTATCTTGATTCTACACTTAATAAAGAATTAGGTAATGGTAGATGTATTAAGATGGGTGTAGAAATTGATAAATATACTCAAAAACCATTAGCGTATTGGATAAATCGTGATCCTTATAGTTCTACAGTTGTATCAAACTATAGTAATCCATCTAAAGAAGATAGAATTGATGCTTCTGAAATGTTACACCTTTATAGTCCTGATAGATTTGGACAAACTAGAGGTTATCCAAAAAAATTAGCATCTACTATGACTGCTATCAAATGGTTACAAGATTTTAGACTATCAGAACTAGTAGCTAGTAAAGCTGCCGCATCTAAAATGGCTTTTATTAAAACACCATCAGGTGATTCAATGACTACTGAAGCGTATTTAGATGGTGAAGCAGCTACAATGCCAGCAATGAATTTTGAACCTGCAACTATAGATATTTTACCACAAGGTACAGATATTGAGTTTGCTAATTGGAATCATCCTAATACTGGTGTAGGTGAATTTGATAAAGCAATGCTTAGAACGATTGCTAGTGGACTAGGCGTATCTTATGCGTCGCTGTCCAATGATTTGACGCAAACTAGTTATAGTAGTGCTAGAGTAGGCTTATTGGACGAGAGAGACAGCTATAAACACGCGCAATCTTTTATTATAGAGCATTTCTGTAAACCAGTTTATAAAAAATGGTTAGAAATGGCTATTATATCAGGTACGTTACCTTTACCCATGACTCGTTATGAAAAGTGGGCTAATCCAATAGAATTTTCTGCTAGAGGTTATCATTCTGTTGATCCATTAAAAGAAGCACAAGCCAATCAGCTTAACTTAACAAATGGACTATCTACAATACAGGATGTTTTAAATCAAAGTGGTAAAGAATTAAGTCAACATTTCTCAGAATTAGACGCACAAGCTAGTTTAGCTGCTAAAATGGGAATTGATTTAGCTTATGAACCTTATGGAACTAAGTTTAATGCTCAAACTGGTGTACCATTTGATGAAGATGGTGAGGATGATGCCAGTTAGTAATTATCCAAACGCAGGCATGAAAGATGAAGCTCGTAAGGGCATTGCTTGGCGTGAAGAATTTGGTAGAGGTGGTACTAGAGTTGGTGCTGTTAGGGCTAGACAAATTATTGCTGGTGAAAATCTATCTGATGATACAGTTAAAAGAATGTTTAGTTTTTTTAGTAGGCAAGAAGGTGTTAAAAAAGCTGAAGGATTTAAGCAAGGTGAAGAAGGTTATCCATCTAATGGCAGAATAGCTTGGGCGTTATGGGGTGGAGACGCAGGCTTTAGCTGGTCACGAAAACTTGTTGAAAAAATGAAGAAGGAGAAGTCAATGACTAAAAATAAAGAAGTTAAAAGACATATTGAGGAAGTTATTGAAACTGATGACTCTTATACTGTAAAATTTCTAAAAGCTGATTCTTATCAAGAAGAAGAAACAGAAGAAGTTACAGAAGAAGAAACAGAAGAAATAACTATTGAAAATAGTGAAGTTTTAGAAGAATCTAGAATTGAAACTAAACAGGAAAAGACTGTAGAACATAGAGCAGCTTTTCCTATGGAATTTAAGAGGGACGAAGTAGAAAACAGAACTATAACAATGTCTGTATCTTCTGAATCTCCTGTTATGCGTGAATTTGGATTGGAAATTCTTTCACATAGAGCAGGTGACGTTGATCTTAATAGGCTAAATAATAAAGCACCATTATTGCTTGATCATGATAGCCGACAACAAATAGGTGTTATAGAAAATACTAGACTAGATGAAAGTCAGGGACGGCTTTACTCTACAGTACGATTTGGTAAATCTACTATGGCTAGGGAAGTATTTGATGATGTCTTAGATGGAATCCGTACACAAGTTAGTATTGGATATACCATAACCAACCTAGAACGTGAATCTTACTATGATGATGAGGAAGAAGAAGCCTATAGAGCTTCTTTTACTCCACATGAAGTAAGTATTGTATCAATGGGTGCAGATCAAACCGTAGGCATTGGACGTTCTTTATCTTTACAACCCAAAACCATAACAAAGGAGACTATTATGGAAAAAACTACAGAAGAAAACAAAGTAGAAGTTAACATTGAAGAAAAAATCCGTGTTGCATCTACCGAAGCTGTACAAAAAAGAGAAAAAGATATATCAGAAATCTACTCTCTAGCTTCAAGACACAATAAAACACCAATGGCGGATGAAGCTGTTGCTAAAGGTCTATCATTAGACGCTTTTAGAGGTGCTTTATTACAAGAAATCGAAAATAAACCATTAGAAACTAATGAAATTGGTCTAAATGAAACAGAATCAAGATCATTCTCAATAGTTAGAGCTGCAAAAGCACAAGCTGGTTTAATTTCACGTGAAGATGCTGCTTTTGAATTAGAAGCTGCTGAAGCATACGCTCAAAAATTAGGTAGAGAATCCAAAGGGTTTTTTGTACCTGAAGATGTAACTAATAAATGGTCAGAAAGAACATTATCAACTTCTGGTTCAGGTGCAAATGTTGTCTATAATGATTTACGTTATCAGGATATGATTTCAGCTTTAACACCATTTTCAACAGTTTTAAGAGCTAATCCAACAATTCTAGCTAATAATACAGGTAATGTATCTATTCCTAGAACTACAGCTACACAAACTAGTGCATGGGTAGGAGAAGGCGTTGCAGTAGCAGCTTCAGATCCAACTTTAGATAGTGTTACACTTTCTGAGCATACAAATGGGTGCTATACGGATATGACTCGTACACTTTTACAAAATACTGATGGCTTTAGCGTAGAACAAATGGTTAGAAATAATCTTTTACGTGCTATGGGTACTGCATGGGATGCTGCTTCTGTAGCTGGTAATCCTGCTGCTGTAGCTGCTTCACCTAGAGGTATTGAGTTTACCGCTGGCGTTAATGCAACTGCATTTGGTGTAGCTGGCGCTCCTACTTATGCTGAGTTAATTGCTATGGAATCTGCTATCTTTGCAGACAATGCTTCATTAGACGGAAATTCTGTTTATTGGATTACAACTCCAGCTCTTAATGGTTACATGAAAACTCTTGCGACTAACGGTGCAGGTTCTCCGGTAGCCCAAAGAGACGGCTTTGTAGACGGTAGAGAGGTTTTAATTAGTTCACAAGTAACAGCTAATACAGTAATACTTGGGGACTTCTCAGAGTTTATTGTAGCAACATGGGCAGGATTAGAAATTCAATCTGATCCGTATGCTTTAGCTACTTCAGGTGGATTAAGACTTGTAGCTCTTAGTTCAGTTGACTTTGGCGTGAAACATCCTGTTTCATTCTGTGTTTCTGCTTAATTATGGCATTAACTCAACAACAATTTAAAGGGAAGGGAGCGGAGAAATCCGCTCCCATGAATACTATGAAAATAACATTACTTAGAGCAACTAGAGTAGATGGAAAAGTAGTTAATTCCGGTGATACTATTGAAATTTCTGAAAAAGATGGAAATTTTCTTGTTAATACTGGTGTAGCAACATTATCATCTACTAAGAAAGAAAAAAAAACTGATAGAAGTGACGGTTTAAAATCTTCTACTACTAAAGAGGTAAAAAATCGTGGCTAAAATTAAATTACTAATAAAAACTGAAATATTAGGCGTTTCTTATAAAAAAGGCGATATTGTGGATGTTGGTGGTGTTTATGCCGATAAATTAGTTAATCATAATGTAGCTACATTAGATTTAGGTCAATCTGAAGTTAAACCTCAAGAAAAAGTAGAAGAAAATGAATCTCAATCTAGCTAATGATGCGTTTTTTAATCTCAATGATTTTGCAGTAAGTGCTACATGGAGATATGCGTCAAATAATGATAAATATGTAGTTACTGGTATATTTGATAATCAATTCTTTACTGGTTTTGATGAATTAAATGCACCAGTATCTACAAGCCAACCTACTTTTACATTAAAAACATCAAGTATTCCTGAAAACGGAAAAGAAAACGATTTTTTAATTATTCCAATAAACAATGTAGACGTAACATATAAAGTAAAAATTATTGAACGTGATGGAACGAATGTAACTATGATACATTTACAAAAACAATAATGGCACATATTAGACAACAAATAAGAGACAGAATAATAGCTGATGTAACTGGTTTAACGACTACTGGAGCAAATGTTTACGATAGTAAGCTATACAATATCCTACAAGGTGAATTACCTGCTCTAGCAGTCTATACACAAAATGAAACATCTGAAATTTCTACAATAGCACCTAATGTAACTCTTGATAGAGAACTAGAAGTTATAATTGAGTGTTATGCGGAAGCTAATCAAAATATTGAAAACACATTAGATACAATAGCTGGTGAAGTTGAGAACAGTTTAGGAACTGATTTAACTTTAAACAACTTATGTATAACACAATTTTTATCCAGTACGGATATTGATTTCACAAGTGAGGGTGAAAAGCCATTAGGCATCTGTAAACTCACGTACAATGTTCGTTACATGAATACTGTAACGGATTCATCAACACCATTATAAAGGAGATTTAAATGGCATACGCAACCGGTTCTGATGCAGTTATTAAAATTGGCTCAGACACACTTACTCAATGTAGTGCATTTTCTATAGATAAAACCGTAGACAATGCCGAAACTAGTGCAATAGGCACAACTTCAAAAACTTTTGTTAACACTCTTGACAGTTTTACCGCTAGTCTTGAAATTTTTTATGATTCTACAGATACAGCAACAGCAGCAATTTTAGCTGCCGCAGTTGGTAATTCAGCACCAGTTGCCGTATCATTTTATTATGAAGGTACAGCAGCAGGAGTAGATAAATATTTAACTGGAAATGGTTTAATTTCAGGAATTAGCTGGAATGGTGAAGCCAACGGAGTATTTACAGCATCCGTCAGCATCACTGGTACTGGTACACTAACAGAAGCTACAGCTAGTTAATAATGTCATCAATTAGTGATCGCATGAAAGCGTTGCAACAAGATCAAGATAAATTCTGTATTGAAGTTGCTGAGTTAGGTGTAGATGGTGAACCATTACACATTTATTTCACTAAGATGACTGTTAGAGAAGATGAAAGAATAAGAAAACAACATCCTGATTTTTACAATAGAATTATGAATGGTGATGTTCCATCTTTTGCATCTCTCTTAGACTTAATTATGCTAAAAGCTAAAGATAGTGAAGGCAAAAAAATATTTGATGAAGGTGATAGACAAGCGTTCTTAGGAATGGATATTAACTTTGTTACCAACATTTCCTCACAAATGTTACAAAAATTATTTGCTGAAGATATTAGCTTGGAAGCAGCAGAAAAAAAATAATAAGCGATTCTCAACTGATGGCACAATTTCAGATTGCGGATCGCTTACAATTACCATTGCAAACCATTAAAGATATGACTTTAGAAGAATTCTACCAATGGATAGCTTTTTATTCATTAGAATCTAAAAGGATGAAGAAATGACAAGAGTACCAGTACAAATTCCAATTACCGGTAAAGATAAAACTAAAGCTATGTTTAGTAGTGTTGGACGTAGCTTAAAAGGTCTAACTAAATCTATTTTTAGCATGAAAACTGCCTTAGTGGGTGTTGCTGGTGTTGCTGGTTTTGGCTTAATGATTAGAAGTAGTTTAAAAACTATTGATGCTAATAAAAAATTAGCAGATAGATTAGGTTTAACTACTCAACAACTAGCAGGATTTGAATTAGCTTCTGTTTTAGCTGGTGAAAGTGTTGAAACAGTACAAAGTGCATTTCAAAAATTGGCTAAAAATATTTTTGAAGCTGGTCAGGGACTATCAACTCCATTAAGGGCATTACAAAAATTAAGATTAGAAGCTAGAGAATTAGAAAAATTATCATTTGATGAACAGATAAAATTAATTTCAGAAAGATTTTCTCAATTAAGCACACAATCAGAAAAATTAGGTGTAGCAAGTCAGTTATTTGGTAGAGCTGGTCAAGTTATGGTTAATATGCTTGATCTTGGTGCTGAAGGACTAACAAAAATGCAAGAAGAAGCATTAGACTTAGGAATAGCTTTATCTAATGCTTCTGCAAAAGGTGTTGAAGATTTTAATGATAGTTTATCTGAGTTTAAATTTACTTTAAAAGGAGTTGCTAACAATATAACTGCTGAATTTGCACCTGCTATGCAATTAGTAACAGACAAATTAACTGATTTTATGAAAAAGTTTTTAAAAGATGGTAAGTTAGAAATGTTTTTTGAAGCATTTTATCAATTATTAAGAGATGGTGTTTTTAATTTAATTGAATTTAGTAAATCTTTTATACAAACATTTCAATCAATAGCATTAGCAATAAATAGAGAAGGTAAGTTTTTTGGTGGTGATGTCTTTTTTGATAGTAAAGAGTTTAGAAAAAATAATGCAAAATTGTTAGCAGATTTAGATAATCTTGGAGTAAAAATAAATAGTAAATTATTTGAAATTGAAGCTAAAAATAAACAAGCTAAAGCAAATTTAACAGATTTAAATAGTCCTGTTGATCAAACATCACTTGATGAATTACCTGATACTTGGAGAGATAACTTAAATGCGTTAAGTTTATTAAATTTAAAAGCTGCTGATGTTCAAACTCAATTTGATGCGTTAGGTGTTACCATATCTACATCATTAGGAACTGCATTTGAAGATATAATAATGGGAACTAAAAAGGCAGGTGATGCCTTTAAAGATTTGGGAAAAATTATTTTAGCTCAAATTGTTAGAATTTTTGTTATGAAGTCAATAGTTGCACCATTTACTAATGTCTTTGGTGGTATGTTTGGTGATATGTTTGGTGGAGCTACTAAGCCGGCAGGTGGTGTAGTAGGTAGAAATGTGGTTGGTGGTAGACCTTACATGGTTGGAGAAAATGGACAACCTGAGTTATTTGTACCATCAACAAACGGTGCTATTATTCCTAATAATAAATTAGGATCAGGTGGTGGTATTACCATTGAACAAAATATTAATTTTGCTACTGGTATTCAAGCAAGTGTACGAAGTGAAGTATTGCAATTATTACCAGCTATAGCACAAGTATCAAAAGGTGCTGTACAAGATGCAGCTTTAAGGAGATAAAATGGCTATTACTTATCCTTTAACATTACCTGATACAACATCTTTTCAATCCGTAACCTTAACAGCAAGATCAACCAATGGCATCAATATTTCTCCTTTTACTTATCAACAACAAATTTATAAATGGAGTGGAGAAACTTGGGAAGCTGATGTTAGACTTATTCCATTAAAACGTGAAAACGCTGAAACATGGATAGCATGGTTAACTTCTTTACGTGGTATGCAAGGTACGTTTTATATGCAACCTAATCCTGATAGTTTAAGTCCTCAAGGCAATGGTGGTGGTAGTCCTACAGTCAATGGTTCTCATTCGGCTAATTCTCAATCTTTATCAGTAACAGGTGCAACTACCTCAACGACAAATTGGCTAAAGGCAGGTGATTTTATTAGTATTTTAACTGGTAGTAGTAGACAGCTTTTAAAGGTGCTTACAAACGCAAATACAGATTCTAGTGGTAATGTGGTATTAGATATATATCCAGCTCTTAGAACGAACCTAACAGGCTCAGAAGCTATAACAACAACTAATGCTACTGGTATATTTAGACTTGCGAGTAATGAAACAAATTTTAATGTAAATCAAGCGTCTCTTTATGGTTTAGGGTTTACAGCTATTGAGTCTATAACGTAAATAAAAAAAAATTAAAAAAAGTGTTTTTTATTGTTGACATATCCTGTCAATATGGTAATTTATAATCATAAACAGGAGAAAACAATGACAACTTTTAACACTTATATAG